GGCATCACTAGCTTGTACACTAAATGCAGAACTTCCACTTGAATCATATACTTTAAAATCTACATCAGTACTTCCAGGTCCAATTTCTACTATATCTTGTGTAGCATCTATAGCTTTAACCATAACAACGCCACCTGCAGCAAGTCTAGTTTCACCGTCTGTAGAAAAATCTATATATTCAGAATCTGACTCTCTACCCATTTTAAGTGAAGTATTTAATATAGATGTAATAGCTGTTTGTGCTGGAGTTATAGATATAGTTCTAGCTGCAGCTCCGTCAAATGTTCCACCTGCTGTTATACCAGTTCCTGCAGTTAATGCATTTGGAACTTTTAATACCGATAAAGTATCACTAGATAATTCTATTGTAGAAGTATCTGCTGCATTTGTATTTAACATTGTTCCTTCTACTGAGTCAGCTGCAATAGTTAATGCTCCTCCAGCTGCTACTGCAGCATCTCCACTTATATCATTAAATATCGCATCTCTTACAACACTAAAATCAGCTCTTTTTATTGTTCCTGCATCTGATACCATTAATTCATCAGCATCAGCAAGGTCTCCAGTCATAGCTGTTTGTCCACTAATAACATTAGTGTTCAACATACTGCCTTCAACAGCATTGGCTGCAATAGTTAATGCACCGCCTGCTGCTACTGTTGCGTCTCCAGAAACATTACCAAAAATAGCATCTTCTAAATCACTAAATGTAATTTTCTTTTCAGTTCCATTATCAGAATATATGAAATGGTCTTGAGATTGATGTAGAGCAGAGCCAGCTGTTAATCCGTCAACATTTAAATCTAGTGTTACACTATTGTTAGTATCTCCACTTGCAATTGTAGCATCTAATCCTACCCCAGCTGTTAAATCTGACAATAAAGGTAAATGTATTGTTGTCGCCCCACTATCAGCTTGACCGTCTGCTGTACATCTTCCTATAAATAGTTTTTTAGTATAATTTTGAAATGCCAATTCGCCATAATGTAAACTCGATGGCAAAGTAGCAGAATCAAAATCTGCAGTACTATTTCTCTTAATTTTTATTCTATTACTCATTATTCGCTCCTAGTTAAATAAATGTTCCACCATTTATTTCGTTATCATCAATCCATTTACCAGAAGCACTATCATATCTTAATAATGCTCCATTTGCTGGACTTGTTAAATTTGTATCATCCAATTCACTTATAGTGTCTCCACCAAAATTGTCAGCATCTGTTATAGTTACATCTGCTGTTCCATTATCTATTTTTAGTTTATTATCATCATAAAAAACTAATTTTTTATAAACATCTTTTATCTTATTTGGACTTGATAAACTTCCACCCATTATCCACCTACCTCTATATTGTCAAATGTTGGCTTACTTGGTAAATCAACAGTAGTATATGATGCGTCTGCAACTATAGGAATATCAACATCTGCTGTATCAGTTGGTATATCAATGCTAGTATAAGTAGGCATTGATACTGTTACTTTTGTATATGACGCATCAGGAGTTATAGTTCTATCAGTATAATTTGCATCTAAATTATCATCAAAATGAACAGAGAGGTCATCTAATGCTCTGTTTATTCCCGATAAAACCGATAATCCAAAATGTCTTTTTCTCCAAGTATTAGCCATTAAAATCCATGTTGTTTTACTGAACGCATTCCACCAACTCTTCCTCTATTAGCATAAGCTTTACCTTCCTTAATTCCACGTTCAAATCTGTTTTCATAATACATTGCTGTCTTTAATTGTTCAGGTTTCTCTTCGTATCCATATTGAATTGCTTTATCAACTATATACTGATGAAATTCAGATGGTAATTCACTTTCTTCAGTATGAGGTTCAGATGAATCACTATCTAATGTATAAAAATGGTCTGCTTTTTTAATGTAAAACAAATATACTTTAAAAACAGACTCAGGAGAAGTAAATGCTTTTTTCTGCTCCTGTGAACTATCATACTCTGCAATTCCAATTGAATCACGTTCTACCCACCAAACAAACTCTTTTAATTTTCTTGTGTATATATTTTTATAATATGGCATTAATCTATATCCCTATATTTTGGTCTTCCTAATAATCTTCTAATATCAACCTGGTCTCCGTCTTCATTTATTATATCTACTGATTTAATCTCTAAAATATCAGATTTTAAACCATAATATCTTTTTCCTATTTCTGTATCAAATTTAGTAGCATTATCTAATAATCTAGTTCTTGCACAAAATTCATCAGAAGCCCTATTGAGCATATGAATTATTTCATTGCTACCTAAATCAGGATGATGTTTCTTAACGATTTCTAACATTTGCTGAAGCTTCACGTCCTCCTCCTCCCGTAGCAGCTCTTCCAACTACGTATGGTTCCATAAACTCTAATAATAATTGACTTACTTTTTTATACTGCTGTTCATACCATGCAGCTAATTCTACATCCTCATCTGCATCTACTATCTTTTTAAGTAAAATATTTCTTGCTGCATGAAATACTACTCCATCATAAAATTCATTTGGTAATCCTGTTATAGATGAATCACCAACAGCAACACTTGTATCAGGTGTTATATAATACACATCACAAGGTTGGGAATTTGATGGTGTAGGATGTACATTTAAAATATTGTCTTTGACATAATACTTTGGGTCCTCTTTGCTTGTACGATAAATACTAGCATCATCACTTAAAGCTGAAGCATATTGAGGAGAAGTTTCAGTTGCTATCTTATCTTTAGAACCATTAAATCTTGTTATATAATTAATTTTTAATACATTTGCCAAATCTAGTGTTGTTCCATTAGTGTCATTCAATCTGCTTGTTGTACTTAGCCTTTCTGCTACTCCTTCATCAATCATAACTATTTTAGTAACAGCTTTTACTGCATCCACTAAAAACTTTGCTGCTTCAGTAGTCATTCCAGTAATACTTCCTGTATATGCCTCTATGTCTGTTTGAAAACTCATTTTTCTCCTTTATAATTCTTTGGGGGAGTATATTTCAACTCCCCCGATTAACTCACTATTAAAAACCGTGCTTATGCACCGTCAGTAAAATGCAAAACAGCGTGTGTTTCTGGTAAAGAAATTTCTAAACCTGCTTCTGTAAGAATAAGGTCTTTTCTTCCGTCAACATCATTGTTTTGGATATTTTGTTTAATATGTGTGTCTCTAGACTCTCCATTAGCTGACAATGGTCTGTATGCTACATTGTTTAAGTCAACAACAACAGCATGGTCTTTCCATGGTCCTCTCAATAGTGGTTCCATTACAAAGTTTAAAGAACCGTATAAGGTATCTACTTTAGTAACTTGAACACCATTGAACATTTGGCTTCCTTTAGAAACATTTACGTTATATGGATTATTTGAATAAGCCATAGTGTTTCCTAAGAAGCTGTCTCCGCCTAGTTTGTTTAGCCAGTTCATGATAGCTCTAGAAGCAAGAACGAGTTTACCTCCTCCTGCTCCTGATTCTGCATCAAAAATATCTGACATAGCATCTACAAATGCATCGTAACCTGAACTAGCATAAGTAAATGACTTTACTCTACCATTAATTTCAGTATAAGGTAAAATACCCCATGTTTTACGTTGTTGTGATGTAGTTGCATCATTTGTTGATACTTCACCATAACCGAATAAAAGAGCATTTTCAATGTCCATCTTATGTTCCATAAGTTTTTCTTTCCATACTCTCATGTATTCGTTAGCGTCTCCACGATAGCGTGTAGCTAATGATGTACCAGAGAAAAGAGGAACTGAAGTCTTAAAGATTTGACAGTATCCTTCTCTATCATACATTTCATCTCTCCACCCTTCTGGAGCTGTATCTCCTTCTGCCCATGCAGAACCAATTACTTGTCCTGCTGAACCGTCAGCATGTACGATTTTATCGCCACTAACAAGTGCTGTAACGTCTAATTCGCCGTTTTCAGCACCTAATTCCACAGCTTTAATGAACTCGGCTGTAAGTCCTGTGTCTAATGAATTTTGAGTTACGTCTGTGACTCTATAGTAACACACTATATTTTTATCACTACCTGCTCCAGCATTTGCATCCATTAGTCCTTTGATTGCAATCATCTGTCCTGGTGTGATAAATTCAGCCTTGTAAGGGCCGCCTTTTTTTCTTCCATATTTATCATAGTCAACATCGATTTTGTCATCTGCTTTAACTAAGTCAAAAGTGGCTTGTGTAGAACTTCCATTAGATGTGTGAGTTATCGCACCATCTACAGAAAAGTTTCTACGTTGCCATTGATGTCTTTTTTCAAGAAACTTGAATACAGGGTCATCAGTTGGCTTTTTAGCTACTTTAGACAAATATGAGAAGAAAGGTGAGGCAGCTGGGTTTAATTCAGCGATTCTTTCGCCGAAGTTGAGTAGTCGTCTGTTATCGTTGATAGTTACTCCCTGAGGTGTAACACCAACGCTAGGACTAAATACTCCATTTGCATCTTGTGCCATTTGTTTCTCCTTTTAAGTTTGGATGCTAGAAAATGTTCTTCTTATTGAAGTCATTTATCATAGTATCCATTATTTGGTCTTCTGTACTTGTTTTAGGAGACTGCACGCTAGCACCTGGCTGGACACCAATTGGTTTAGGGATTACCGTCTTCTGCTGTCTATTTGATAATGTTTGTTGTTTGGAAATTTCACTAGCTGAAACTTGGGTCACTTGACCTTTAGAGTTATTCAACTGGTGTAACTTAACAAGATTATCCATAGACAGAGAATCAGGAGAGCTCATTGTCTTCATAAAGTCAGCTGCTTGCTCAGGAGTGTAGTTGTATTTATACTGTAAATCACGCATCGTTTCTTGCTCTCTAACGAGCCTATCTTGAGCTTCTGTTCTACTGTTTAAATCAGCTTCTCTTTGAGCATCCATCTCTAACATATAATCAGACATAGCATCCATATACTCTTCTCTTTCTGCTAAATACTTAGCAGAATTACTTGTTGGGTCCTCTAGTGCTTCTGAATGGTCAAAACCAGCAGGCTTAGAAGGTTTAACAGGTCTTTCCATTTTCGCTGTTTCCTTTTTAGGCTCCTGAACTTTATCTAAAATTTCTGGATTTCTTTTTAGATGTCTTGCAATTGGCAATACATCATCGATATCAGACAATTTTGATTTTAACTCATCAAGTTCAGCTTGTTTTTTATCTGCTTGGCTCTGCCAGTATTGAAACTGGCTATCGTCATTCTTAGGTTCCGAAGCAACAGGTTGAACTGAGTTATCTTCAACAATCTCTTGTGCCTGAACATCCACTTGTTGTTCTGTGCTTTCACTGAAAGCTTCAGACGAAGCATCGTTCGTTCCAAAGATATTGTCAAACATTTCAGTTTCCATACTTGGAGTCTCCGCAGTCTGGGCTCCTGTATCTAACTGTTCTTCTTGCGCCATATTTTCTTCCATCTCTATTCCTTTCTCTAACTCTCTGTTCCACCTTCATTAGTGTCTACAGAGTTTATCAGATTGGTCTGAGCGTCTTCTAGTCTAGCTTTATATAAACTAGACGCCATTTCAGCCCTGTTGACTTGTTTATCCAAGTCGGTACTGAATTTTTCTACTTCAAGTCGTTTCTTAGCATGAATTTCTTCACGTTCTGCTGTTTGTAGGTCTCCCTTGACTTGCTTTAATTCTTCTTCTAATGCTACTATTTGCTGTTGCATTTGTTGCATTTGACCAAATCTATCTAACACTCCTTCTACATCTACGAGTTCTGATTTCTTCAATACTTCAACTTGGTCAATTAATCCAGCTGCATATAATTCTTTGTATGTTTCTAATAGAGCCATTCTATTTGTTGGTAATGTAGAACCTGATACAATAACAATGTCATATCTTCCTGCTCCTACATCATGAAATCTTTGTACGGCTCCATTCTCCATTTCTTTATAAAAATTAAATCTTGTTTCTTTTTCCGTTCCATTAGGTTGAACTAAACGAATTACTTTTTCTTCTGTATAGATTTGTTGCATTAATGGAATACATACTTTTGCTATTTGATTTAAAAAAGATTCTATGTCATCTTTTCTTGATTTAATTCTTCGTTGTCCAAATTCATCTACGACAACAGTTCCACGATATGTTTGTGGAGCTCCTTGGCTACTTCCTTGCATTAGCTCAAAAATACCAAAGCCGTATTCTAAATCATATTTAGCATCAGCTTCGTTTTTATATAACTCATTAGGTAGTGGTACTGGACCAGCTACAATTGGAGCTCCTAATTCAGCGTCAAATTCTATAACACTTGTTCCTGCTTTTGCCCATTCTTCTTCAATCTGTTTTAAATCAGCTGACCCTCTAGGAATTAACAGTTTTACGTTTGTGCTTGTAGAAGCATGAGCAATAATCAATGAACGAATTTTATTAATATATTCTTGCAAAGGTCTAAAAATTCTTACATCTGATTCTGGATAAGGATTTCTATGATGAATATTCATTAAAGGAATAATAGGATAATCCTCTGTTGGTAAAACTCTTTTATATAATAACTTATCTCCACAACTAACAATCATTTGAACTCTGCAAACCTCAATGTCATTACAAGTGATTTCTCCTGTACCTGTCAATTCTTCAACTGTCATAGGAACAAGAACTACAGTACTTCCAGGGATAGAATCATCATCTTCCATTCCTGGAACTCTTACAGGTTCTTGAGGAACAACATTCCCTTGTTCATCCATTTCTGGGTCTGGAAGCTCAAAGTGATAAATTGGACCTTCTTCTTCTATCTGTGCAAATAAATCTTCTACTGATTCTGAATCAAAAACAATTACTTCTTCTCCAGTAATCTGTCTCATTTTAACATAATATACATTCTTATATTCTTGGTATTCTTCATCAGTAAATAAAAACTCTCTATCAGAAAAAGGTTCATAACAATTCCATTGACTAACCATTTCTTTTCTATATCTTTCGATATATTTTCTTTTTTCATGACTTCTACTTTCTATAACATCTCCATAGAACTGTTGTCCTTCTGTAGAAGATAATGATGTCGCTGGAATTTCTTCGTCTATTCCTTGTGCTGAAGAATTTTCAATAATATCCATATACCCTGGATATATTTGTTCTGCTTGTTCATCTGTGATATATCTTGCAACAAGAATATTAGCAGCATCACGAGCATACTTGTCTTTAGAGTGCGGGTCGATATAAACATCTAACGGATTAATAGATTTAATATATACTTCACCTTTTCCTAAATCTGCATAAGGGTCTTGATAAGCATTGATAACTCCCATACCTCCAACATAGTAATCATCAATTGCTCTCTTCAATTCTTCATCTCCATTAGATGATTGCCATATATATTGAAATAAATCAGAGAATACTTTTGCTGTTTGCCTGTCAGAGTCTTCTCTACCAGTAGAACGGAACTGTGGAGAATTATAAGTTAAAAGAGATTTAGCTGTTTCAACAATTGGATGAATACGATTTACAACAATTGGAGCTTGTCCACGAGCTTCTAAGACATCTGTCTCTTCTAAAGTCCATTGTGCTCCAGCTCTAAATTCAACTGCTTCCTGAAATTTTGTAGCCCAGACATCACGAGATTCGCTATAATCTTGAAATAGCTCTAAAGATTCTTTTACATCTTCATGGATTTCTGTGGTTTTGACTGCTCCGTCTTCATAGTCAAAAATAAACTTAAGGTCACTTGCGTTTTGAGTTCGAGTGCTTTTTACTCTCTTTTGAATCTTCTCTGGCATATTTATCCGTTTCAACTAGTTGATAATCTTTTGGTATTTCTATCTTATCTATTCGTTTCAACTTTTTGATAAAAGCCTCAAAGGGCAAAAAGTACTTATCTATATCGATTTTCCCCATATGTGCTTGGGTTAAAGTAATACTTTAATTGTATTGCTGTCAATCT